TAACGTAAAAATTACTTGGAATGGAGAACCTATCTCTAAACAAGAAATTATAGATATGAGTGCTCTTTGGAATGAAAAACAAATTGTTTATTTTAAAAAAATGGTTAAACAAGGAGGCACATTTAAAATTGATAACAATAAATTTAAAATAGTAGTTGACGAACCTATTTTAACTTCACGAGGAACACGAGATGGAGGCATAATCCAAATCCCAGACCCAGACGCTAGATTCTAATGTCTAAAAAATACCCTGATAATGTAGCTTGGGATGAAAAAGAACAAAGGTGGGTTGCTAATATATTACCTTATGCTTCTAATGTAGGGGCTCCTGTTATTAAACCTGATAATATAGATAGCTGGAGACAAAGAGGGGTAAATAAAGTAAATCATCATCTTGAAACTAGGTTTTTAGAATTAAAAGAAGAATATTTAAAATTAGTAGATGAATTTAAATGGAATGATTTAATTTATAATGCAACTTTTAATTTTGAACCCATAGTAGGAGAAACTTATTATCTTTACATTGGAAAAGACAAAGTAAATTTTTTATCTTTAATATCACCTAACCAATGGAACAAAGAATGTTTAGGCTCCTTTCAATTAACAGCAGAACAAAAGTGGATTAAAATATGAAACATTTAGAAGAAACACCTTGGTGGATTTGTGATGAAGGCGACTATAACTTTTGTGCTTATGTAGACACAGATTCTAATTATTTTAATGCTGAACCCTTGCTCAAACATCTTTACCCTGATTTTGAGGAAAAAACAGATGAAGAAAAAGATAATTTACTTGAGCAAGTAGCACTTAAGTATCAAGATATTATTACGAAAGACTATGATAGGTTAGCAAGTGAATGTTTCAATGTTCAAGAACATAGACTTGAAATGAAAACAGAATGTGTTATTCGTTCTGCCTATTTTAGAGCTACTCGTAGATATGCTCAATGGATTACAAAACAAGAAGGTATTGCTAAGGAATCACTTGATATTAAAGGACTCGAGTTTAAAAAAGCTAATTTCCCTCCTATATTTGGAGATTTTTTCAATGACATACTCCAACAAATTCTAAAAGGAGCAGAACAAAAGCATATTGATAAGTTGATTATGGATTTTAGAAATAAAATTATGTCTAAAGATATTGATATCGCTTTATTAGGTAACCCAACCTCAGTAAAAACATTAAATGAGTATATGGGACGCAAACCCAGAGCAGGTGAGGTAATGACTGAAATTAAAAAAGGTGCTCCTGCAAATGTTAAAGCAGCTATTGTTTATAATGATTTGCTTAAGTTTTGGCAATTAGATAAACACCACAGTCCTATTGTTCAAGGTGATAAAATTAAGTGGATTTATTTGATTGATAATCCTTACAAAATTGAAGCAATTGCTTTCCTTAATTTTGATATGCCTGAAAAGATGCGTACATTCCTAAACGATTATGCAGATAGAAAAAAATCATTTGAAACTATTCTACAATCAAAATTAGAAAACTTTTATAGTGACTTAAATTGGACTCTCAACTTGAACCCAAATATTAATAAATTTTTTAGCTTTTAATTATGGCAAACGTTTGTACAAACCGAATTTATTTTCATGCTGACCAATCTGCTATTGATTGGTTTGAGAATTTAGTGGAAAACTTTACTGATGAAGATTTTATTGAACAATTTGGTTCTGAAGGACCAAACAATATAGAACGAATTGGGTGTAAGTGGATTACTAAAGACGATTGGGATCGTGAGGATGAAAACACATATTACCTGGGCTTTGAATCAGCCTGGTACCCACCTGATACAATGATTAAAAACATGGTTACCCAACTCCAGGAACATGACGAATATGCTTATGCTGATGGGCGTTACTGGGATGAAGGATTTGATCCAATTGGTATTTTCCAATGTAATGGACCTGATATGTTTGCAACCGCTGAAACATCAGTTGATGTAGATTGGGAAAATGAAATGTACTGGGACGATGAAGTTGAACCTGCATTTGATAATTTAGAACTTTAATGATAGCAAAAAACACACTTCAATCAATTATCTCTAAGTACTACCTTGGAGGTAAAGTAGAATCCGTCAAATGGGTAGTCGAAGACAGAAAACTACACATTGACTTTATGGCACCTACTAAAGACATGATTGGTAGATTATCATGTAATAATTTCCCTTTATTAACAGACGGCACATTAGCCATCTTTAATACAACTCAGCTTAATAGGCTATTAAATGTGTTAGCAGGTGATTTGATGATTGATGCTTCTAAAACTAAATCAGTATTAACTAAACTTACAATTCAAGATGCTAAATCTACCATTAATTATTCACTTGCTGATCCACTTATGATTCAAAAAGTAGGTGAAGTAGATGAGGATATTGATTGGAAAGTACAAGCAACACTTGAAAACGAAGATTTTCATACATTTGTTAGAGCAGCATCTGCTATTCAAGGAAATGAAATTGTAACACTTTCTGCTAGTAGAGATACAGTTGATACTCCTATTGTTAAGTTTATATTTGGGGAGCGAATGGAATTTTCTAATAAAGTAGAGTTTCATGTTAATGCTAAGTTTGGAGATGAAGCTAGAGAAGATAATAAAATCCCCTTCAACAGTGAAATGCTCAGAGAAATATTTAATGCAAATAAAACGTCAGATGAATGTCATTTGAGCTTTGTGGATGATGGTTTGCTTCGTCTTATCTTTACATCTGAAGATGAAGGTATAGATACTACATACTTTGTTGTACGAAAAGCAGATTATTAATATTTATTAACATGGCACAACCAATCTATAACCAAATAAAAGGAGCACTTCAAGATGCTATTGAAATTACTAGTGATGCTCTTAAAGGTAACGTTTCTGGACGTGATTACTTAAACCCACACATTGAAGGTGGAATTGAAAAGTGGGGACAAGATGTTTTTAACTTTGCTAAAAAACAAAGAGAAGAAGGTGAATACGGAAAAGTAGCTCCTTACTATGTAATACAAGACCAACCTGAACTTTATTTAAGATTAGCCCTTGGTTTAATCAAAAATGAAAGAGATAAAGGACGATTCCAACAACTTTCAGATGATGAATTTAATGCTTTTATAGAAGAATTAAAATTTGATCCTAAACTTATTCTTTCTCCTAAAAAAACTAAAGAATTTGCTATTAAGTATGATAAAGCTCTTCAAAAAGATTTAGCTAGAAGGAAAGAAATGGCTGAAGCCAAAATAGTAGAAGATTGGAAAAAACGCCAGCTACAATATAGAGCAGGCATTATAAAATAATTTGGAGATAAAGATCTCTTTGCGTATATTTATAGAAAACAAGGGCATACTTTAGGGCGCCTTAGTTATATATTTTATTAACCTGAGTAGCTTAGGCACTCGCAAATTTAAATGATATGAGTACATTATTCAATGAACACACCCCATTCGATATTTTGTATCGAAACTTTTTTAAAGCAGATGAAGCATTTGCTCCTGCACTAAATTCAAAACAACCTCATCCCCTAAACATTTATTATGACGAGAACGGTCTCTACTTTGAGATTGCTTGTACTGGTTTAGCTAAGGATGATATCCAACTAAAAACAGAAGGAGATGTATTAAACATCTCATATGAAAAACCAGAAAGTAATAAGCCCCAAGATTATTCAGGCTATATTTACCACGGTTTAAGTAAAAAGTCATTTAGTTTAGGATATAAAATCGCTCCTAAATTTGACTTATCAAAAATCGAAGCCGAAATGTTTAATGGATTATTAAAAATATCTATTCCATTAACAAAGGAATCAAAGCCAAAATCTATTAAGATTAAGTAATTACAATTTGGCGCCCTAAAGAAGCCTTCGTATATTCACCCCAAAATTAAAAATTAATAAGTTATGGAATTTATCAAAGATCCGTTGTTAGGAGATTATTTTATTCAAATTGATGAATATAATTATTCTGCTTATAAAACAATTATGCCCGATAGTGGAACCCCTTATGATTCATGTATTGGACATTTTGGTAACATTGGTGGTGCACTTAAAAAAATTGCTGATAATACTATGAAAGGAAAATCTTATGATAGTATAAAACAGTATATTAATGAATATGAATCAATTTTAAACAAATTTAACGAAAAATTTATGTAATGGTAAAAGCATTATTTAACGCAGTAATTGTAAAACCTATTGAAGAGGAAGAAAGTGTTCATGGTAACATTGTAGTTCCTGATATGGGTAAAGACAAAAACCTTAAAGGTGAAGTGGTTTCTGTAGGGCCCGGATATTATACCCAAATGGGAAATTTTATTGAAACCACAGTAAAAGTAGGTGATATTGTTTTACTTCCCCAAATGGGTCCTAGTAAAATGGATTGGGAAGGAGAAGAATATTATATGATTGAAGAAAATAAAATTTTAGGAGTAATTGAAAATGAGTAAAATTATTAATTATGGAGATGATTCCCGAAAAAAATTAATTAAGGGAATTAACCAGTTGGCAGATGCCGTTGTAACAACTTTGGGACCAAATGGTCGAAATGTAGTTATTCAACAAGATCAAGGTGTACCCCAAAGTACTAAGGATGGTGTAACAGTAGCAAAATCAATTGAACTTGAAGATCAAGTTGAAAATGTAGGAGCTCAAATGCTTAAGCAAGCAGCAATTAAAACTGCTGAACAAGCAGGTGATGGTACTACTACTTCAACTTTGTTGGCTCGTGAAATTGTAAATGCTGCTTCACGTTATAGTGATAAAGGACATAATATTGTAGAAATCAAACGTGGTATTGATAAATGTGTTAAGGCGCATGTAGATTATCTCCGTGACCTTTCTCAAGATATTTCTAGTGAAGACCAACTTCGCCAAGTAGCTACTATTTCAGCTAACAATGATACTGAAGTAGGTGAGTTAATTGCTACTGCAATGGAAAAAGTAGGACGTGATGGTATTGTTACTATTGAAGAGTCACGTACTGGTGAAACTTATCTTGAAACAGTAGAAGGTATGCAATTTGGACGTGGTTATAAATCACCTTATTTTGTAACTAACAATGATTCAATGAGTACTACCCTTAAAGATGCTGTTATTTTATTCTTTAATGGACGAATTACTCAGGTTAAAGAGTTGCTTCCACTTTTAGAAAACTTGTCTTCACAAGGTAAGTCACTTCTTATTGTTGCTGAAGATATTGAAGGTGAAGCACTTGCTACTCTCATTGTAAATAAGATGCGAGGTACACTCAATGTGTGTGCTGTTAAAGCTCCTGATTTTGGTGATCGCCGTACTTTGCTTATGAATGACATGGCTACTCTTACTGGTGGTCAAGTTGTTGATAAGGATAAAGGTATGAAACTTGATAAATTTGATTTGAATTGGTTGGGTGAGTGTCGTACAGTTACTATTACAAAAGAAAGTACTACTATTGTAGATGGTGCTGGTAACGAAGAAGACATTGAACAACTTTGTAATTCACTCCAATCACAAATTGAAAGTTCAACCTCACCATTTGAAACTGAAAAACTTCAAGAACGCCTTGCTAAATTGGTAGGTGGTGTAGCAGTAATCCATGTTGGTGGAAATACTGAAACCGAAATGCGTGAAAAGAAAGATCGTGTTGATGATGCACTTCAAGCAACTAAAGCAGCAATTGAAGAAGGCATTGTGCCTGGTGGTGGTGTAGCTTTACTCCGTTCAGCAGTAAATTCTACATGCGAACCTAGTAATGATGATCAACAATTGGGTTGTAATATTATGAGCCAAGTATTGCGTCGCCCATTCCAACAAATTCTAGAAAACGCAGGTGTAGAAAATATTCACCAGATTGAATTTACCACTATTAGTAGTGAAAATTCTAATTCAGGATATAATATAAAAACAGGTAGGTATGAAGATTTCCTCGAAGCAGGAATTATTGATCCTACTAAGGTTACGCGTTGTGCTCTCGAAAATGCCGCTTCAATAGCAGGTACTATTTTGCTTACAGAATGTACTGTAGTAAATAAACCTGAAGATAAAGAAGAACCTCAATTGGGGGGTATGCCTGGAATGTTTTAAATTTAGGTAATGTCTAATTTTGAAACAGTAGAGCAGAAACAACTTATTGCCAAGCGAGTCCCCCCAGGGGACCGCTGGCAACTAGTTGGTGAAAGCACTATCCATCCTACATTAACTGAAACGTTAGAAGCATATTTCCAAAAAACTAGATTTAATGCAGCTTTTTATTTGGATCCTATTGGAAGTGCTTTGTATGCAGTTGAACGAACAGAAGTAGAAATCAAACCAGAACCAATCAAAACCTTTGACTTTTATGGAGACGGCTACAAATAATACACTTTGGAATGAAAAATACAGACCAACTGTATTAGAAAATTATATTGGGAATGAACACCTTAAAGGTGTTATGGCTAAGTATATTGAAGAAAATGATATGAATAATATGATTTTCTATGGTACGGCCGGCGTCGGGAAAACTACACTAGCAAAACTACTTGTTAATAATCTTAATTGTGAATATCTCTACATCAACGCGAGTGATGAGAGGGGTATTGAAACTATTAGAGATAAAGTATCAGGTTTTGCTAGTACAATGTCGTTCAAACCACTTAAGGTGGTTATTTTGGATGAGGCAGATTTCCTTACAATCCAAGCACAAGCCTCACTTCGAAATGTAATTGAAACGTTTTCTAAAAGTACTAGGTTTATTTTAACTTGCAATTACATAGAGCGTATTATTGATCCTCTCCAATCACGTTGCCAAGTACTTAAGATTGTACCCCCAAGTAAAGGTGAGGTAGCAAAGCATATTTTTAAAGTACTCTCTAACGAAAACGTCCAACACAATACTAACCACCTTAAAGATTTAGTAAACCAATACTACCCCGACGTACGTAAAATGCTTAACGTATGTCAGATGTCTACTAAAGATGGTGAATTAGAATTAGATAAACAAACACTTGTATCATCTAATTACATTGATCAAGTAATTGAATTACTTCCTAATAAAAAGTCATTTAAACAAATTAGACAAGTAATTGCTGATTCCAATGTAAATGATTTTGAAGCGCTATATAAAGCGTTATATGAACGTATGGACGAGTATACATCACGTCCTGCAGAAGCAATTATTATTATTGAAGAATACATGTATCACTCAAACTTTCGTATTGATAGAGAGATTAATATAATGGCATGTATTTCTAAACTACTTGAAATCTCTGGTAAAGTTGTTTTATAAAGACATAATAGAATTTGGAGATAGAAAGTTTTTATTGTATCGTACAATAAAAGAAACCGAAAAATTAGATGCTGAGGTACTTAAAGAATATTGGCATTGTGACACAGTATTGAAAAAAGAAAACATTTATTATTTTTGTAACGAAATTAAAGAAATAGATTATGCAGAAATCTGATATGCAACAAATGCAACAACCCCAAATTGATTTGGAAAAAACAACAATCATCCCTAATGAATCAGGGGGTGAATTATTTAAACAAGGTTATGTACTCCGTAAAGTATCCCGTTTTATTACAGGAGGAAATGAAGACGCTGTACTCCCAATCCCAGTATTTTATGATGGGGCTACAAATAAAATTTTAAAAGATACACTACCACCTGAGATTCGAGGTGATTATGACACTATTTGATCGTGACCTTATTTGATTGGTTAAAAGAATTAACAGGTAAAAAACGAGATTGGGACTCCTTCTCTGATAAGGAGAGGGAGTCCTTTAATCCTTATATGATTAATCGTTTTTTATCTATGCATCAACCTTTTATTGAATTAGTCAATTATGTTCAAACAATCCCTTATACTGAAAAAGAAAAATATTATACAGTATATTGTGGTTTATTGCCAAAACAAAATGTTTGGCTCAAATATATTAAATCAAAAATGAAACAACCAACAACCGAATTAGTAGAGGCATTAGCTAAAATTTATGAATGTTCTACTCGTGAAGCTGCTACCGCTGTTGCTACTTTAGATAACGATGTTTTAGAAGATATTTTATACAAAGCTGGCTACCAGGATAAAGAAGTAGTAAAAATGTTTAAATGATGGATAGTATAGTAAAATCAGTTATAGAACAATTCACCACTCGAGCTGAGATGGGTGAAAAAAAGTATGGTGTTAATTTAGACAGAGAAGATCTTAAATTTCAAGAGTGGATTACTCATATGAAAGAAGAACTTATGGATGCTATACTTTATTTAGAAAAAATAGAAAAATTAAACGAAAAATGGTAAGGGATTTTACTCAAACTTGGTTTTCTCCTACAATTCCTTTTTTTAAAGAAGATTTTATGAAAAAATGGGAACAAGAAGAATATTATGACCCTAATAAACCTGCAGTATTTGTAGGTCTTTATAGTTCTGAAGATAAAAAAAAATTTCTTGAACATAAATCTTATAAAATTTTATATTTTGCGGGAGTTGATTTTTGTGATGTAAATTTACGATTAGTAGCTAACTCTGATCTTTCTAAAACAATTTGTATAGGATACGGAGCTGATTGGTTATATGAAAAATTAGATTTTTATAATATTCCATATTGTCGTGATACTAGGATTTTATTAAAAGATTTTTCTACATTTACCCCAACCCCCCTAGGAGAAAATCTATATGTTTATAAAGGTCTTATGGGCAACAGACCAGATCACTATAAATGGCACCAAGTTGTAGAACCCCTACAAAGGGTTTTTGGTGAAGATAGAATAATGTATGCAACAAATATTCCTTTAGGTAGACTTCAAGAAGAATATTATAATAACTGTTTTGCTTATATTAGACCTCAACCCATGGGGGGAGGTACTGCAATGTTTGAAATGGGTCACATGGGTAGAAGAACATTTACTCAACAACATTCAATTTTTTCTACTTGTCTTAATTATAAAAGTTTAGAAGATCTTATTAACTTAATTATGGAAGAATCTAAAAAAATAGGTACCCTTCAACCTCAAGTAGCAGAAGAATTAAAATCTATGTTTGATCATAAAGGCAAATGGTTAAACCTTAATAATTATAAAAAATGGAAATAAAAAATTAAAAAAATAGAAAATGAAAAATCAAAATTATTACTTACCTGGCTCGGTTCAATTAGAAGAATTAGAACAACTAGAAAAATTAGCTTCTCAATCTAAAGACATTATAGTTGAAATCGGAAGTTTTCAAGGTAGATCAACCGTAGGATTAGCAAAGGGATCTAAATTGGGGAATAATAATATGGTATATGCTATTGATATATGGAACAATGGTAAAGTTAATGGAACTAACGATGTATTCGTGCGTAAAGAAGATTTTATTAATAATTTAAAATCTTCCCAAGTCCAGGATATTGTTACCCCTATCCATTCAACTTCAAATGATGCCTTTAATAATTGGGATAAAAAAATTGGTATGCTTTTTATTGATGGGGATCATAGTTATCAAGGAGTTAAAAGTGACATAAGATGGTGTGACTTTGTAATACCAGGGGGTATAATAGCTTTTCATGATTACTTATCTCCTAAATATGATAATTCGGTTATTAGAGCGGTTAATGAAGTTAAATCTAATTGGAATTTTCATAGTCATACAACAGGATTAATAGTTTTTACAAAATAAAGAAATGGCAAACGGAGTTTACAAAATAACAGAAGATTTTGAAACAGCTTTAAGTAAATATACAGGGGCTAAATATACTGTAACTGTAGATAATATGAGTAATGGGTTATTTTTAGCTTTATATTATGAACATTACATTAATAAAAGTATAACTACTGATACTATTACAATCCCTAATAGAACATATCCTTCAGTACCTTGTGAAATTATTCATGCTGGATTAAAAGTAAATTGGGAAAAAGTTAAAGGAAAAACCATAACAGGAGCATACCAACTCAAAGGATCTAATGTATGGGATTCAGCACTTAGATTTACTACAGGTATGTATATACCTGATACACATATGTGTGTATCATTTACAGGTCCTTATAAACATTTTAAATTATCAAAAGGGGGTGCTATACTAACAGACAATCATGATGCTTATTTATGGTTTAAAAGAGCTCGATTTAGTGGTAGGAGAGAGTGTGCTTATGAGGATGATAATTTTGATATGCTAGGATGGAACTTTTATATGATGCCTGAATTAGCAGCTAGAGGATTACTTTTGATAAACCAACTTTATGACGTAAAAGGTAACCCTAAACACAATAAAGATGTAACCCATCCTTATCCTGATTTGTCTAAATTTAAAGTATATAAACAATAAAATGAAAATTGCAATAATGCAACCTTATTTTGCTCCCTATTTAGGGTATTTTCAATTAATAAATGAGGTTGATAAATTTATTTTTTATGATGATGTAAATTATATCAAAGGGGGATGGATTAACAGAAATTTTATTACAATAAAAAATAATCCTTATAGATTTACTATACCCCTTAAAAAACCAAGCCCATTTAAAAAAATAAATGAAGTAGAAGTAAATTGGGATTGTAGAGATATGAATAAAATTCAAAAAACTTTTTATCAAAGATTTAGTTTGCATAGTCCCTCTAGGAAAATAGTAGAAAACTTATTTAATAGTCAACCTTTAACTATAGCGGATTTAGCTATTTTATCTATAAAAGAAATATCTACTTATTTAGATATAAATACTTTTTTTGAGTGTAGTTCTAATTATATTATAAATAAAACTAATGATAAATTATCAAATTTAATTAACATTTGCAACTTAGAAAAAGCTAATATCTATATTAATCCTGAAGGGGGACAAGAACTTTATAGTAAAAAAGAATTTAAACAACATAATATAGATCTTTATTTTATTAAAGGTGCTTCTAGTAGATCTTTATTAGATTTAATAGATTTGTATAGTAAAGAATATATAACTAATAAATTAACCCAATACAATTTAATATGAATCAACGTAAAATAAACAAACTGCTATATAACATAGATATGTCTCAACCTGGCCCTTCTCTCTATGAAAGGATTAAACCAACATGGGGGGAATATATGTCTTATCATATCTATAACGTACCTACAGATATAGATTACATAAAAATGTATGAAGAAACAGCTGAAAATTTAGGAGAAATACGTTTATGCCATAGTGTAAACGATAAATCCACTGAATTTTCTAAATCAAGAGATATAAAATATAATCCTAAATTATATCATTATTTTGCTTCTACTACAAGACAGCCTTTACATACGGATTATGCGTACTATAAAACAAGCGAATGCCCAGATTGGTTAATGTTGTATTGTATAACTCCTTCTGAGTATGGGGGGCTAACCCACTTACTGTCTACTCAGACTTTAAATAAAATTTTAAAAAAATATAATCCGGAATTATTAGAAAAAATTAAAGTAGATATAACTTGGAGTTATAAAGGAGATGATGGAGATAAAATTCATGTTAAACCTCTCTATGATGGAAAATTTATTAATTGGAATTATTGGCAAATTAAGGAAGAATTAAACACCCCCCAAGTAATGAGTGTTAAACAGGAATTCTTTGATTTTTTAGAAAAAGTTATAGTAGATGGGAGTATATACGATTTCTCTAAATCTTGGAACCCAGGGGATTGTGTTTTATTTAATGATCATTTAATGCTTCATGGAAGAGATGCTTTTTTAGGAGAGGATAGATGGTTAAAGGATCATGCTTTTTATAACCACGAGTAATAATGCCTAAAAAACCCCAAATACTCAAGGAGATACAAAATAAGGAATTGCCTGAGGTAAATTACGCTTACCAAAAAACAATTTCTTACTCACAGATGTCAATGTACAGAAGTTGCCCACACAAGTGGGCACTTCAGTATAAAGAAGGACATTATGACGATTCTCCTTCAATTCACTTTACTTTTGGTACCTCAATACACGAGGTAATCCAAGACTGGCTTACAGTCTTATATGAAGAATCAGGTGCTAAAGCAGATGAAATAAATTTAGAAGAACAATTTCAAGAAAAATTCATTACTTTATACCAAGAATCATATAAAAAGAACAACAACACTCACTACTCATCCCCTGAAGAATTAAGAGAATTTTTTGAAGATGGAGTAGCAATTCTTGATTTTATTAAGAAAAAACGTAGCCAATACTTTAGTAAACGTGGTTGGCACCTTGCCGGTATTGAATTACCAATTGTAATGAACGTTGGTAGAAACTTAGTATACAAGGGTTTTATTGATTTGGTATTGTACCATGAACCCACAAATAAATTTTATATATACGATATAAAAACGTCTACTAGAGGATGGAATGCTAAAGCTAAAAAGGATGAAACTAAGCAAATGCAATTAGTCTTTTATAAAAAGTTTTTTAATGAGCAGTATGGAATTCCACTTGAAAATATAGAAGTAGAATTTTTTATTGTACGTAGAAAAATTTGGGAAAATAGTGATTACCTAATCCATAGAGTACAATTACACAAACCCGCAGCGGGTCGTAATAAACTTAGTAAAGCTAATAAAATATTAGATGAATTTATTAGTGAATGTTTTACCCCTAAAGGTAAGTATCAAGAAAAAGAACATCCTAAAGTAATATCAAGACTATGTGAGTGGTGTCCTTTTAATGGTAATGAAAAATTATGCAATAAGCATTAATTTTCTGAATCCTTCGAATATTTATCTACAAATATACAATATTATGAGTAAAAAAGATTTAACATTAACAAGCGTAAAAATTCAAAGCGATTTATTCGAAGAATTTAAAGTAGCATGTGTTAGACATAAGTTTTCGTTCCAAAAGCTTGCTGACAGATGTGTTCATTTGTATCTTACCGATGAGGATTTTAAACGACAAATCCACAATCATAACAATTTAGATTTAGAATAACAAAAAAATGAAAAAAGGTTATATTCCAAAAGATCAACGAAAGAAAATTTTGTTGATGTGTGATGATATTAGAACCCACTCAGGGATTGGAACTATTGCAAAAGAAATAGTAATCCATACAGCACATCATTTTAATTATGTAAATGTCGGAGCTGCTATTAACCATCCAGAAAATGGTAAACGCTTAGATTTAAGTGAAAGTACAAATCAAGAAGCAGGAATTAATGATGCTTCAGTAATTATTTATCCTTCTAGTGGGTATGGAAATCCTGATTTAGTTAGACAAATGATAGCAACAGAAAAACCTGATGCTATTTTTATTATTACTGATCCTAGATACTGGACTTGGTTGTTCCAAATGGAAGGAGAAATTCGTAAAAAAATTCCTATTATTTATCTTAATATTTGGGATGATTATCCCGCACCACGTTATAATGAAGCATTCTATGAGTCATGTGACTTATTAATGGGTATTTCTAAACAAACTGTTAATATTAACAAAATTGTTTTAGGAGAAAAAGCAAAAGATAAAATTATAGAATATGTTCCTCATGGTTTAAACCATAATATCTATAAACCTTTAGAAAAGGATAATCCTAAATTAGTAAAGTTTAAAAAGAACCTTTTTGGAGAAAAAGAATATGATTTTGTAGCCTTTTATAATTCTAGAAACATCAGGCGTAAACAAGTCCCTGACACTATTTGGGCATTTACTCAATTTGTAGATAAATTGCCCTTAGAACAAGCTAAAAAATGTGCTCTTGTACTCCATACCCAAAAAGTAGATAATAATGGAACTGATCTTCCTGCAGTAATTGATATGCTTTGTGGAGATGATGAAAAGTACAATATTATTTTTTCAGAAAATAAACTTTCTACTGAAGAAATGAATTTATTGTATAATAGTACAGATGTTCAAATTCAACTTACTTCAAATGAAGGATGGGGATTAAGTTTAACTGAAGCTATGTTAGCAGGAAATCCTATTATAGCTAATGTTACAGGTGGAATGCAAGATCAAATGCGTTTTGAAACTAAAAATGGTACTTGGATTGAGTTTGATGAATTATTCCCTTCAAACCATAGAGGTACCTTTAGAAAATGTGGTCCTTGGGCATTCCCAGTATTCCCTACTAGTATTTCAATTGTAGGGTCACCTCCAACTCCTTATATTTTTGATGATAGATGTGAGGCTGGTGATGCTGCTAACCAACTTTTAGAAGTTTATAACTTAGACCCTGAAGTTAGAAAATCATTTGGATTAATGGGAAGAACATGGGCTACGGGAAATGAAGCAGGATTTACAGCTGAACGCCAAGGTGAAAGAGTTATAGAAAATATAGAAAAATTATTTGAAACTTGGAAACCTCGAGCCAAATATGAGTTGGTTAAATCAACCCCACTTAAGAAAAAAGTTACACAACACAATTTAGTATATTAATGAAACCGATGTTTATAGTAAGCTGTCCGATTGACACGTACAGCGGTTACGGAGCTCGAGCTAGAGATTTTGTAAAAGCTCTTATAGAATTAGATGAATATGATGTTAAAGTTTTACCCCAAAGGTGGGGTCAAACACCTTGGGGATTTATAGAAAATCACCCTGAATGGCAGTTTTTAACTCCCCATCTTTTACCTATTGGGAATCAACTCCCTAAACAACCTGAAATTTGGTGTCAAATAACAGTGCCTAATGAATTTCAACCTGTAGGAAAGTATAATATAGGACTTACAGCAGGAATTGAAACTACAGGATGTCACCCTACATGGATTGAAGGATGTAATAGAATGAATCTAGTACTAACTTCTTCAGAACACTCTAAAAAAGTATTAGAAACTATTAAGTTTGAACAAAGAAATCAACAAACTAATCAAGTAGTAGGTGAGTATAAACTCCAAAAACCTATAGAAGTTTTAATTGAAGGAGCAAATTTAAATATTTATCAACCTAAAAAATCTACATTTGATTTAAGTCAAATTGAAGAGGAATTTGCCTATTTATTTGTAGGTCATTGGATGCAAGGAAATATAGGTCATGATAGAAAAAATGTAGGATTGCTTGTTAGATTATTTTTTGAAGCATTTAAAAACAAAAAGAAAACACCTGCTTTAATATTAAAAACTTCTACTGTAGGATCTTCATATATGGACCGAAATGAAGTCCTTAAACGAATTGATATAATCCGCAACTCAGTAGAAGACGCCCGTACATTACCTAATGTTTATCTACTTCAAGGTGAATTTACAGATGAGGAAATAAATGAAATTTATACTCATAATAAAGTAAAGGCAATGATTAATTTAACTAAGGGTGAAGGATTTGGTCGCCCATTGCTCGAATTTAGTTTAACTAAAAAACCTATCATTACTACAAATTGGAGTGGGCACACTGATTTTCTTAATGAAGAATTTACAACTCTACTCCCAGGTGAAACTCACCAGTTGGATGATAGTTCAGTAGTAAAAGATGTATTAATGAAAGAATTTCAATGGTTTGGAGTTGATCACACTGCAGCAGTTATGGCTATGCGAGATGTATTTACTAATTATAAAAATTATAAGGAAAAAGCAACTCGACAAGCATATAA